TGATTGACTATCATTTCATATGCCATCAGTCTCAATTGAAGTTTACAGTAGGGAGAGACCAACTTTATTGTTGTTGACTCACCGCTTCTGGCCTTCGAGTGAAACAATTCCGAGAGATTACGAATACGATCAAACAGTCACACTGTACGGTCGTTTCAACAACGAGGAGGTAACTCACATCCTTTGCATATCACGTTGCAGTACCTGTGACTTCTGGTGTGTTTTAGGTGATTCAAATCTTCCAGGCATCGAGATTTGGGACAGCGCACTTAGTTGTTACGCTGACGCCGAAGACTGTACCCTCAGTGGACAGTGCTCTGCCTGTAGAAACCCTCCAGTTGAAGAAGACGCGGATTCCGACACAAGTGAGGAATACCAAAGCTTAGGAAACCGCACCGTAATCGAAGACAGTGGCCCAGAAGGCTACTGGTCGGAATCTTCAAACGACGAAGACTACACACGAGCTGCATATAGCCCCTGCGACTACGAAAGTAACCTCGTACGGTTGTTTCAACTACAAAGCATTCAGCCTCTTCAAGAAGGAGACGATCAAGAATGAATACCGACACTATTCGAGCAATCTTCCTATACTGGATAAGCCTAGCTTTGAGCATGGCGGCGATGGTCCAATTGGAAAGGAAAGTGGACTTATCGAACCACCAATCGTCAGTTATGACGATAGCCATCTTGCTGCCCGCACTGAGCGTGCTGTTCGGCTTGCGCGTCTGGCGAAGATGGAAGGTTGTGATAGTGAAGGAGGTAAACCCGCGAGAAATGATAAACTTAGTGGGGGAGCCTTTTCTTGATCCTGTGCGAGGTGTGTTGATGAATGGGATCTCCACTTCAGGAGGAACTTTTGAAGTGTTGATAGAACCTAAATGGTGGCATTTATTCCCCCGTTCTGCCATATCTAAGGATGGGGAGAAGGAGTGTGCCATATTCAATGCTGGATATAGTAGCGTACTACCAGGCACAGAGCCAACATCACTTGTGATGTTGAAAGCAAAAGATCTGGCTGTGGGCTTCGGGGCTAGAGTGAGATTCAATGGTTGTTCTGACTATTTACTCACAGCCCATCATGTAATTAAACCTCATGAGAAGCTTAATCTGTGCAAAGGTGGCTATATGGTGGAGGACGTGGACTTAGCTGTA